CACAGGTAGCATATCCCAATAGTGCGTGTAAGGAAGTGTAAATGTAACAGGTGTCTGCTGTGATGCGGAAATTTGAACCCAAGGAAAACCAGTCGCATTTGGAAAAGCAACATGATTGGCAGGAATTTTGGATCCCTGTGGAGCCCAGCAAACAAGTAATCTACCATAATGCATAACAGTTGAATTAAGTTTAAATGAAATTTCGATATCAGGTCGCCAAAATTGAAAGTAATCCATTTTCGATCGAAATACAGGTGAAGCATAAAAAGCATTAGGCAAATCAATAAAAGTGAGCAAAGTACCACCAGCTTGTGCAGCTGTCCACGAGACAGTGGAAACTACACGAGGTGTAGAAAAGAAAATGTCAAGAGACGCATCCGGAACATTTGTCTGTTGAGCAACGGCAGAAGCATTATTTGGTTCCTGCAAAGCTACAGATCGCTGATCAGCGAAATGAGTCGTTCCTTCTGCATCAGTATGAAATTCAGTCGTTTGATTTGAGTCTAGTGCGGTTGTTTGACCGCCAGCAGTGTCAGTTGCAGACACATCAGAATTTGTTTTTGGTGTATTTGTCGCTGTGGAAATTTGACACCAGGTTGACCACAATTAGCTGGTGCTTGCGGAATGTAGGTCATAACCCTCGAGCTCTAGCCTGGACCTACTTCGAAATGCCCGCTTGCATAACAAAGTACCCATCAGAACCAGAGTTACCACTCTTCGGTGAGTACAACCGTTGAATGATCTCGTAGGCAGTCTCATTTGGTACGTCGAGGTCAATTGTGTGGAGACTAGCACACATCTGGCCTTTAATGTGATTAAATTCGTCAAGTTCATGTGGACAATTTCGGCATTCTTGATTGTGTCGATGGTAAGCCAGACACTGTTGTCCAAAACAAATTTCATTATTTCGAAAGAGGTCCCGGACCTTCGGCAATGAGCGACGCAAGCTGTCAAAATGTGGACCCTCCCAGAGAGCACACTCTTCATAAAGGTCTTTCACATGTGCGGCATAAATGTCTGCATCATTGAGATTGTTCCTATCAATCCAATATCCAATGGTGGACGCTGTTGCAAGGTCCAACCTTCCAATATAGCGCTGAAGTCGACGATGGTAATAAAAATCTCGTTTGAGAAAAGTTACTTCAGGCAAAGTTAGGAGAGGAACAATTTTCGAAGTTTTATCAGTAGAGGTGTAATTTACACCAATGCTTTTAAGACTCTCAGCATGTTGTAGTGCACTAAAACCTCCTCTGATTGCAGCTGGTGAGAGACAGGCAAGATTATCATCTCCGACTGTAGCAAGTTCCATGTTTCCTGTTGGGTGAAGTGAATGGTGCTTATCAAGAACTTCCAACCCAAAATACTTGCAATAGGAGAAAAGAAACATCAGATGATTGCCTGTAGAGTTTACTTGCGTTGTGCCAAATTGACCAGATGGATTTCCTTGTACGTTCTCGAAGATAGTATCACCAAAACAATGCGCACAGGAAAAGAGAGCTGCCATAAGAGTGGTCCTTAGGCAACTATTTTCTGGTCCATCCTGGTACCAGTAATTAGCAATGGCGGCATGATTTTCTCCAACTCGTCGGTGGAGGGTTGAGTCATAGTTTTGATAATCTCCTGCGATCCACGCAGGAACTGACGGATCAAGAGCTTTAGAATTGGCTCGCGCAAGACGACGCAGGAGTGCATCCCACGCAAGTGACTTTGGATCAATGCCTGTTGAAACAGGCTGGTCAACACAATTTTCTTTTAGATGGTTATAAAAAGATAGAAAATACATCCTCCCGATAATATTGATCTCCATAGGCAAAACTTGAAAGATACGAACCTTCCCTCTCTCAACTTTCTCGACAGGCAGGAGCTCGTCCTTAAGTGTGTCGAGGACGACAATCTGTTCGTACTTCCCACATTTCATGAGATCGATGAGCTTGTTGACACGCTCTCGCAATTCGGGATGTACTTTAACAATTTCTCCGTCAGAACCGAATTCTATCCATTTGCGTTTTCCTTTGCCTGCAGCAGTGAGGACATATGGATAGCCAGGTGAAGTTTTGAGCCTGAAAGATTCAAAGATTCCCGGAATCCCTCTGATCGCCTCTTCAATAGAAAGCTCACGGCGATAATCTGATGCATAGAAAGATGGGAAACTTGAATAATATTTTTCCATGTAGCGAGTAATTGGATTGAAAAATTTGTCAGGCATTCGTGCTGTGACATTTGTTAATTTCTTTAGTGAAAGATGTGCTGGAGAAATTCTCTCACCATTTTTGTCAGTAAAGGGCCGTAGGCGAGCTGGAGCCCTTCGAAATTCAGTAGTGTAGCCGCTTTGATCAAGAGCTTCGCCAAGTGGACTCTCAACAAATTTTGTAGTATTAGGAATCGGAGGCCGTGGTTTTTCAACTCCATCAATTGGTCCCAATTTTCCTGTAACCATAAGTCCAAGCTCTTCAAGTCCAGCATCAGTTCCTTGTGTGATAAATTCACTACCTGCATTGCAAGGTTCAAGTGTGACAAAATGAGATTGAGCTGCGTCAATATCCTCATGCCAAATGTAGGAAACTAGATTCTGCTGATAAGAAGGACGTTTCAACATTGCTGTATGAATTCCTGTCAAGTAAAAACGATTGTCAACTCTAACAAAATAAGGTGTTCCACAATCTCCTCGAAATGTTTGTGCAGACGTGTCGAGAATTGCATACGAGAAACCATCCTCAGTATGTACTCGATCGGACACACCCCGGTCAACAGCAGTAACGTGAAAGGTATCATTAATTTTAAAATAATTTTCTCGTGGTTTAAAAATAGCATGGACCATCTCACGCGGTAATGGCGTATCATGGTGAGAGAAATACTTCGAGATATCTGTAGCTGATGGCATTCCCATGATCTTAAGGAATGTGAGATCTCGTGTATCGGGTGTCCATGCTTCTACTTCACTAATGTTGATTCGATTTGCCATAGATCGCGTGAAAATGACAAGAGTTTTAAATTCGCACAATTTTTGCCAGCAATGAGTCGGAATGACAAATAGACTAGGCCGAATCTGCAAAATCCACATATTAGTTGCAACAACTCCTTCGCCTGCTTCAACCTGAATGTAATGAAAATTATTCCGAATCGAATTCCGGAATTTCTCGATTTCATAGACATAATCACCTCCTTGTTGCAGAAATTGTGGTAGTCCGAGAGGTCGGCGGACTGTCTTTTCTTGTTGTTGTTCACGAGGCCCTGATTGCTGCAAATGTAATGGTCGGCGAACGGTCTTTTCCTGTTGCTGTTCTCGCGGACCTGATTGTTGCTGTTTAAGAGGACGTCGAACACTTTTCTCCTGTTGTTGTTCGCGAGGCCCCGATTGCTGTTTAAGAGGCCGTCGAATGCTCCTTTCTTGCTGCTGTTCTCGAGGACCAGATTGTTGTTTGAGAGGCCGTCGGACACTTCGCTCGCGCTGTTGTTCAAGCGGGCTTGATTGTTCATCGTAATCACCAGCACTCAAACAGCACTTAACAAGTTTAGCACCAATTAAGATGCTAGCGAGAACTCCTCCACAGACAAGCAGTGTTTTTCGCCAAGAGAAAAACTGCGGACAATTAGACTCGACGAAATCTTGAAAACCAGGCAAAACTCGGGCAAAGCGTGCACGCACTTGATCCGAGAGTTTTTCAAAAAACATAATAAGTGAAAGTCCACGCTGTTTAAGATAATGGAGAATAGATTGAACATCGATTACACTAGCATTCTCTGCATCATCAACAATTTCTGACAGATTCTCCTGACCTGAATAAGCAAAAGGTTGCACAAAAATTTCTCGGACATCC